GTGAGCCGTTGTACCCGTTGGAAACTCATACCCAACCATTTTCGCAATCAAACGAATGTGATACGACTCATAGTCAAATTGAATTAGAGTACCATGTGGATGACGACTTATAAACATTTCTCTTGTACCATCGGATTTGTTTAAAGCAGAGTAGTTTACGTTAAGATGTCTATTGGATGGCCTTCCGGTAGTAGTGTAAGGGTTATATTGCGTGAATACTCTATCATTCTTTGGGAGATATTGCTCGTTAAAGTTAAAACTATCAATAAATTTTTCTCTAACGACTTTTACCCCAGCCCCTTCCAACCTTCCTAATGCATTGATTGCTGATGAATATTTGGTATACCATTCTTCTCTTGTACTGATATTTGGGATTGTTTTTAAGATTTCATACCACTTCATTAAAGGAACACAATCATTTAACTCTTTAAAGTCGTTTCTATACCCCTTATAAACCGATTCTACGACCTCATTAAAGATAAATGGTTTCCCATTCTCTTCAAATGATACCCACTCATAATCCAACCCTATGGTCTTTAAATACCTATTGTCTAAAACTAAGGTATTGACATGAACTATTTTGGATATGTCGAATTTGTCTAGCTTCTTTGCGTCTATGTGATTGAAATTAATTATTCCATCACTTCCGTCACTTTGTCTATAATAAATAAACGACAAACGATTTCCTAATGGATGTGCTCTATGAGAACTCCATACAGGAATGATAAGGTCAATATTTACATTACCCCCTAAAAACAAAAGTAGGGTATGTTTATCTTCAATTAGATTCATACCCTACTAATATACTAAAAATATTTTGATTTACAAAATTTATTCTCCCCAATGTTTATCTCTAATTTCATAAACATCAATTGGTTCTCTTTTCATATGTTCACCCTGTCTTAAATACCCACCTTTCAACATATATCCACTCAATATAGAATGTCTAAATGTATTTCCATTATTTGTGTCAGAACCATGTACTAAATGTGAATGTATTAAAAATGCTTGTCCTTTTTTAAGAGTTGCATATATTTTTGGAAAATTATGTCCTTCCGGCATTTTACTAGCCTTTCCTCTTTCGTTTCTCCATTGTCCTGGATTTGATTTGACTCTATCCTCATCCACTTCAATATCCAATAGTGGTAAATAATGAGAACCTTCAAACGCCCATAGTCCACCATTACTTTCATCCGAATCATCCAATGATATAGAAATATTTGCTATCTTATTCCAACCTGCTTGCGAATAAAATCCGTCTTGATGTGCATCTCTACCCAATTCTCCAGGTGGTTTAAAATATGCCCAAGTTTGAACTCCTTGTATTTCGGAATCTAAAAGTAATTCCATACATTCAATTGCTTTTGGATGTGCTAATATTTTTTCGACCAATACCGATTCTTTATGAGGATGCATGTATGGTTCATATTCTGACCACTTTGTATCTGATTGATTTCTATTAATTCTTAATGTATTCAATTCATCAATAACATTATCCACTTCGGATTCAGTTAAAATGTCAATAATTGCATAACCTTTGTATTTCCAATCATGCACCAATTGTTCTTTTTCTATTTGCGTAAGGTGTTTCATATAATTAAATATACGACTTATTTCTAAATTTACAAAAATAAAATATGATTTTTATCAACCTTTATGAAATTGTAAAATATTCGGTAAATAAAGACCTATGTTTTTTAATTTAGTAGATGCTATGTTTATAGAAGCCGTATTTGAATTATATACTCCTATATCTTCTATGCCTCCATCATTTTTATAAACAATTTCTTTTGGGCCTTCAATTCTCCAAAATAATTCAACACCTTTCCAATATGGATTTTCTAAATATGTTTCGTATGTATCGTTTTTTACTTCAAATATATGACCATTATCATCATTTGATTTTTGAACAAAATATCTTTTAATAATACCATTACTATAATCAACTTCATTTGGAGTTGGTACAAGTGTTTCAGGTATTACAATTGTGTATATTATTTTTTCTTTTATTAAATCATTATATGCCATAAAAATTATTTTATATCCAATATTCGCCATCTAGCTACAAGAATAGTATACCAGCCATCTGAATTCATTGCATGTTTCACATTTTCAATTTGAAATGCACCAATTATATTATGTATTTCAGGAACACCATCACACAAAAAAAACTCACCACAACTTATACCACTTATACCATCAATTGTTAAATTAATTTCTATGGGAGTTAATAAACTTTTATTTTTTTCATAAAAAGATTTACTTACAATATTACCTATAAATTTTTCATCTGAAAAAATCAAAACTTTTTCAGTTCCATTAGGTAATTTAAATTTTTTAGAATTTGCGGATATTGTTAATGAAACGTCTTGTGGAGCTTGACTATTTGTTCCTTTTTGTAATCCTTTTGCTGCGTCTTGTGAAGCTTTTTTCATACTTTTTTCAACGGCTTTAACATCAACGTAGTTTAAGCTATAAAATCCATCTGCATTTTGAGTTGTATAAAAATCAACACCTTCATATGCGTTTTTAGGAATACCCAATAAAGAATCATCTATTGAGCCCGATTGTGCACTTTTAACTTGTGCAATATGTGCGTATGAATTAAATAGTGTTCTACCCGCAATTGAATCATTCATAACAAATTCATATGTAAATTCTTTAACTATTGATTGAATGGTTGTGGGTTTAAATCTATATGGGCCATTTTTATCAGTTTTGATAGCCGTAGATAGTATACTTGAACCTTGTTTTAATTTACCATCCACAATAAATGATGCCGATTTTCCTCCTTCGAGTGAACCGATAACAAGTTTCATTAAACCAAAAGAATTATCATTTATCATAGCTAATATTGATTCTAAAAAATCTATATTGGTATATGCTCTTTGCCAAATTTCTTTTACTTTTTCATATGATAAAAATATGTTTAATGCATTTCCTAAAATAACATTATCACTTTTATCATATATTTTTATAAATTTTGGAGTTGGAAGATTTTTATTTGTTTCATTATATTTTTCGTTTTCAATATGTAATGTAGATTCTTTTAAATTAAATTGTAATCCATTTATAGTACAATCTGTTTTTTCGATATTACCTTTTGAATCCGTTGATAATACAATCGTATTATTTTTTACATTTTTTATAATTTTTGGTAACTGGCCAGGAAATATAACATTTTCATTTGCTGATATTAAATTATCCGATGAATTTGTTAATATTATTGAAACTTCACCACCACCTTTATCATCAGTATAAAATTTTTGTTTACTTATTTCTATAAATTTACTATCAACTAATGATGGTTTTGTTTTTGATATATGATTTATAATTTTTTCAATAATAAATTCCAACGTAATGTATGGTTTTTTTGATAAAGATTCATACGACTTATTACTATTTGCAATTCCCCAATTAAAGAAATGTTTTTTATCTTGTTTTTCAGTAACAATTGTAGATAACTCTGGTAAACCAAAATCAGATTCTATTTGATTTATCCAAGTATCAAACACCAATGGATTGGGTGGCGTTCCTTTTGTTTTACTATTAGTTGATGTTGTAGATTTTGGAATTGCTCTAGAAACTTCATTACCGGCGGTAACTTTAAAATTAACCAAATATGTTCCATTTTCTTCAATAGAATATGAATAATCCAAAACTCTTCCCGCAACTTGTTCGTATGTTCCTCTGGATTCTTCAACTCTTTGATAATATTTTCTAAGGGATTCTATATCTCCCACTGCTAAATCTGCAAAATTTGAACAAAAATTATCATATTGTGATTTATCTATTATTATATTTGCTAAAGATATATCCTTTTGTGCACCGGTAGTTTGTTGATATGATGGATTATTTCCATATCTGGTTTCTATGTATTCTTTTCTTATATTTGCATATAATGATTGATTATTTCCAAATTCTAATAAAATATTCATTCCAGGCTTTAAATAGAATAATTCAAACATTTCTAATTGTTTTAATGAAAACAATCTAACATTGATAGTTGCTATTTTTAATGCGTTTCCAACACCATCAGTATCAATTTCTAAACTTTCAATTATTGGATTTGGAATAGCTCGGTTTGTTTCCCCACTAACAGGTATTTTTTTACCTGTAAAATCTACACCAATATATGATGGACCAGTTGATGAATATGCATTTTGAGGAGTTTGTATTTCATTTGTTATTATACACCCTTGATATCCTTTGGTTGGACTTGGATTTTTTATAAGTTCATTAAAGGCATCTGCTCTTTCTTTTAAAGTTAATTTTTTATTATCACTCTGCTGAACTACAAGTGCAGCTGAGGTTAATATAACCCATGGGGTTTTAAACATAGAACTTTCTATAAGTTTTTCTCTATTTAAAAAAATTTCTTTAACCCATGGTTTTAAATCAGATACAAATAATCCTGCCATAACTTATAAATTTATTTTGTCGAAATCACTTAAAATTCTAGATAAATCTCCAGGTATTCTTATTTGAATTCCGGGATTCATATTTAAAGATGCTTCATTTAAATTGTTAGCAACCGCTATTACCCACCAGTATGAAATATCTCCATAATATGATTGAGCTAATAAATCAAGCCTATCAGATGATTCGGTTATCAAATATGTGTCGTTATCGGATGGTTTTATTTTTGGATATATAGTTGATTCCATATATCTTTTTTTAGTGTCAGTTTTTTCTAAAATTTTTCTATTTTGATATCTACTCGTCATTGTATAAAATTATTTATATTAGTTACCGGTAAGGCCTTCATTTAATTTTTGTTTAGCTGCCATCTTATGTATATCAGCTGCTGATAATGTATTAACCAATAATGATGATTTAAATGAGTTATTTAGATTTTGTATCGCCTTGACTTCCGATGGATTACCGGTAAATGAATTTGTATTATTAGTTACAGGTACCGTTGATGTTGTTAATGTTGCTTTTGGTGGTGGAGGTTTTGATTTTGATTTTGATTTTGGCTTTGGTGTTACTTTATTTGCTGCAGGAGTAGTAGTACTGGTTGGTACAACCGGTGTTTCATCTTTTTTAGTTATATCTTCTTGTGGTACAAATATAACACTAGGTCTTGTTGGATATTTATAATTATCAACATTAGTTGCTCCTAGTCCATCTAAATTGTAATTATACTTAACTTTGTTACCATCCTGACTTAATTGAGCATGTGGGTTTTCTATTATTTTAAAACCTATCGAAACTTCAACATTTGATGGAAATATTGTATTGGTAAGAAATTTACTCCAAAGGTCTTTTGACATTTGGCCGGGTGGTTTTGATGAATCCGAATATTCAGCGTTATTATTTGTTGAAGGCCATGTTGCATCATCTGGTATGTTAATACTTAAAGATTCGATAAATCCAAACATTTTTCTAGCATACCCATGTATTGTTAATTCTAAAAATTGCGGTCTATAAAATAATTGGTCAGATGCTCCTAAACTTCCGCTTGGTGAATTTTTGTATTTTGCAATTGTAATATCCGGTGCAGGGAAACATAATTGTTTTATATATTCCAATTGTTGCTTTATCCTATATATTTGTGGTTGTTCTTTCCAATATAAATTTATATTAAATTGCATAGTTCGTTCTACTCCATTATATTTGTATGAATTAAATGGAGAACCAATATATTTATACGTTTCCCACGTTGGTTGAACCTCTTCGGTTAATCCGGATATTGTTCCAGGTAAATACATAGGTTCAAATCCTAATGGATGTAATTTAACCCATGGAATTAAAGATTCTTCTGGAACCACACCTTGTGGAAATATTCCTGCAATTAAATAATCTATCATTGCATCCGAAAAGTGATGATATTCATTGGCATCTCTTTCTTTCAAAGTTTTTATCATACCATTGGTGGTTTCAACTCCATTAAAAGCCAATGCATTTTTCTTTCTTAAATAATATTCTTTAAATTCTGTAAATACTTTTGCAGTTTCTTCACCATTTTTTGCTCCTTTTTTGCCACCAATTCTACCATCCAAATTTAAATCCATTGCAGCTGGGTGATATGATGATTGGATATATTCGTCATTGAGTGTTAGTTTATTTTTTCTACCCAACGCTCTTCCTAAATTTAATCCAGCCTGTAATGCTTCTTGTTTTGCACTTCGTAAATCTCCCTGAATTGCTGACCTTGCAGCTCCACCTAATATTTCAGCTCCTGGTTTAAAGACTGTTTTTACATAATATGGTTTATTGGCTTCTATATCTACTTCTCCTCTAGATGCATTTTGCGGTTGCAATAATGTCATACTTATTGGAGGAGGTAAAGTTTTCGCCTTAAATATAGTATCTGGTATTCTAATTCTTTGTTTTAGTATCGAACCTGCTAATGCAACCGTCTGTTTTAGTATTTCTCCACCAATTGTATTGGATTGGAATTTTTCAGTAAATATTGTTGTTCTATATGGATTTATAACACCTCTAGTATCAATTATTAATCTATCAGCTTTATCAAATACATTTTGTATATCTAATGGATTTTTTAATGATTTTTTTAAAACTTTTTCTAAAGATGTATCTCTTGATTCATATTTACCAACATCCGAATTCAATGAGTCCGTATCGTTAATAGGCAAGTAAGTAGTATCACCATAGGCTACTACTTTGTCTTTCTTTGCTCTATCTAATAATTCTAATAATGATGGCATCTAATTCTTTTGATTTATAATAAATATCCGTTTATGTTATTTAAATTTAGTCTGGAACATAAATTGCTCTACGAGCTCTTACATTGTCTCGAAGTGTACTATTGATACTACGTGAATCTAAAAATACCTGAGTGCCACCCGTTGATGCTGCTGACCATGTTTGTAATAATGCAAATATTTGCATCATAGTATTTGCAGATACTTCCGCATTTACATCAAATACCGGTGTAGAACTTATTTTAGCTGCCGTTACAACTGGTGTAGGAGTTGAAGATGAAGTTGTACCAGTAGTATTTGCAGCAGTTGTAACACTTGTTAATGCGGTTTTTGTCATATCGGTTATCGATTTACCGGCATCACCCATTATTTTATTATTTGCAGTCTTTGACTTATTCATTGCATCGGTTGCCTGTCTTTCAATATCGTCTAATGATGACATCGAAGTATTTGCAATTGCTTGTGTTGTTTGTAAAGAATTTGCAGTTACTTGGTCTGCTATTGAAACATTTGTTTTTATCAAACCGGATTGAACCGCTTTTTGGAAATTCTTTACCTCATCTTCTAGTCCACCGGATGATAAAAACTGCATATTACTTGCTACCCAATTAGCTAATTTTTGATTACTCTCACTACCAACTCCAATTTGCTGACCCGTAGCAGAACGATATGCCGACCTAAACTTTTCTAATTCCGATATATCAATACCTTCCAATGACAAACCTAATGCGTCTGTGCCTTTTTGTATTATTCCACCCGTTAAATAATCCACTGCATTTACAAATTCTGCACCAATACCGGCCACTACATTACCGGTAGTTTGCCATCCACCTCCTTTACCACCACGTTGTGCTTCATTACTTCCAACATTATACATCCCCTTTCCTAATGACCAAAAACCAGCTGCTCCTGCCGCAAAAGTTCCTGCACTTGCAGCAGTTATTCCACCTGCACCACCTGCAACACTACTTATGCCTCCTCCTGAAATCATCTTCCAAGCTCCACTTAAAATTTGTGGTAAAAATGATGCCAAACCACCAACCAAACCACTCATTAACATTCCAGGAAGTTCTGTTCCCAATGTTCTTAAAAAAGCTAAATTAGCTTTAAGTTGCAAATAATCATTATCAATCATCACATCATTTAATGACTTTTGATTTTGAATTTGTTGTTGTGCAATTGAAGCTTGTGCTTGTATTGCTGCAGCGTTCATAGTCTTTGTTTCAGCTATACTATATTCAATATTTAATCTTTGATTATTGGTTTGTTCTAAACTAGCTTTTACAACTGCTCTTGATGATTTATCTATTCCCGCATCTAAATCTTTTGTGTTTTTAGCTATTTCACCATACTGACCTTTACCAGCTTTTGCAATTTCTTCAAAATCCATTCCACCCAATGCATTGGATATTGCATCTTTGCTAAAGAAATCTAATGAAGATAAATCTATTCCACCCAATTCATCTTGTAAAGCTTTTACTGCACCAGGTATATCCGATGATGCAAATTTAGCTCTTACTTCCGAAAGATTTATAGATTTTCCAAGCATTGCAGATAATTCCATTTCGGCTTTGATACTATCTTTATAGTTCAATACCATATTTCTACCTGCAGTAGCTATTTTATTAAAATTACCACCCATTGCTTTTACAGCAATCACTTGTTTTTGTAATTCTTTACCTGACCTGAAATTATATTGTGCAATTTCTTTTGTAGAATCTGCCATATCTCTCATCACATCACCAGGATTCAATCCCATCATCACTGCCATTTGACGGGTTCCTTCCAACATATTTAATGCAGATTCAGCATTTGAATTATCAACTATACGGAAATTAGCCGCCAAATCAGTTGCTTGGTCTGCACCTATTCCCATATATTTTGAGAATACTGCAACTTCTTTACCCAATCTTTGTGAACTATCAGCTCCTGCTCCTAAATTACCGGCTACACTTAAACTACCTTCAGCTATATCTTTTGCACTAAAACCGGCTTTAGCCAACATTGCGGCTGCTTTTGTGCCTAATTGAGTCAATGCTTCTCCAAAAAATGCATTTCTCATTTCTTGTTTAAAATCAGAAGCAGCGGTTGCCATTTGAGCTCCGAATTGAACACCCGCTTCTTGTATTGCAAAACTTGCTGAATTTTGTGCCTTTTTAAGTGCTATTTCATTTTCAACAATCTGGTCCTTCATATTGAAAGATGCAACTTTTCCAAAATAATCACCCATCATACCTTGTTTGTATGCAAGATATGTAGCTGCACCTGCTAATGCACCAATTGCAGCTTTTATACCGGCTCCACCATTACCTAACGATTTGAATACACTACCAATCTCACTTGCCAATGGGACAGAACCTTCCATATTACTTAGGAATGATTCCATGAACCCATCTGCTTTTTGTATATTTTTGGTAAAATCCATAGCACCATCGGCAGTTGCTTCTAATGATTTTTGAATTTGTTTACCAGATTCGGAAGTTGCTTCAAATCCGTCAACTGTTTTTGCATAATTTTTAGCTGCAGCTTCGGAGTATTTATTATATTGTTGTTCATTAATTACTTTATTTTTAAGTAATTTTCCTAATCTCTTTTCTTCATTAAAGAATTTATTCTTTGCCGAATTTACTTTTTTAATGTATTTAACTTCATTTATTGTTAAATCATTTTGTTTACCAAGTGTAGTTGCAATACTTTGGCTACTTGCTTTAATAGTTTCTGCAAATTTTGAAAAAGTTTTATATCCTTTATTATTTTTATCAATTCCCTGGCCAATACTTTTAACCGATTCATCAATATCCGACATGTCCTCAAACAAATCTTTAGCTTCTTTTCTAGCCTCTAAAAGAGCCTCAGCCATTTTTTCGGAATTTTTTGCTGCTTTATCATCAACAATTGGTGGAGGAGCATTGGTAGCCTGTGCAGGTGGCTTGGGTGCGGCCTGTTTTTGTTTACTCTTTAAATTGTTATTCTTAGGGGTTTTGCCTTTTGCCATTACTTAAATTAGTTTAAATCGGAAAAGTCAATATCTTTGAATTTGGAATTATATTTGTTCAATTTATCAGTAGAAGCATTTATTCTAGAATTTATATCATCAAATGCTTTCCATACATCTTCGTCTGAATTTTTTATTTTATTCAAAAACGCAGTTTCTTTATTTTTAGATTTTGCTGTAAAAAATAAATTAAGTAATTTAGAAAATACATTTATTTCAACTAATTTTTGCTTCGCCATATTCCATGTTTGTATATAAATATAAATCAATACTATTTTCGTCTAGCTTTAGAGGCCGATGTTCTTGTTTTATTTGCTTGCTCTATTTGTTCAGTTTCTGTTTTTTTACTTCTAACTAATTCATTCCAATAAAATTCTCTTAATTTGATGGACATATAATATACGTCATTCCATGTGAATCCACCATTGGAATTGTATATCATTTGAAAAATCTTTTGATGTAAAGCTATACTATAATCAGTCGATAGGGTAAAAAAAGTCAACCCCAAAAGGGATTCTGAGAGCCTCCTCCTCACCACTAGCAGTTGTATATTTGAATGTTAAATTCAAATCCGGAGTTATTGAATTTGCATATTTTCTAAGTGCTTTAGAATCACCTGCTAATAAACCATTTGTAACAAAATTACTTATATGGCCAGTATCTCTAATACCATTTACTTCAACAATTTGTCTCCTATATCTTGCAGTAATTTCACCAGATGTTTTTGTTATTTTTTCAATAGCTTCAACATCCTTACTAATTGCAATTTCATCACCATGTGATAAAAATTTAAATTTAATAGCTGTTTTTGAAATAGGTAAAACAAATTCATATTCGTTTTTTCTATTTAAAATTTCCTTATTTAATTCTTTTGTTTGTATTTTAGAAAGGTCAACTTTAACATGAGTTGGTTCACCTGTTTCCGGGTCATCAACTGTTACATCATATTCTGCACCAAACGCTAACATACGAGATGCTACTAATATTGCATTCTTATCACCTACTAAAATATCATTTATATTAACTCCGGGCTCTACTACGATAGATTCCAACATTTTGTTTATATGTTCGTTTCTTCTTATTAGATTTATAGAAGTTAAAATATCTTCTTCTTTTGCAGTTAATAACTTTATTTCAATACTACCTTTTGATAAAGGATGGTTTTCCGGATAACATAATCCTTCCGATGGAAGTGAAATTATCTCTGTTGCAAATGGGAATGATTTTGGTAATCCTGTTGGATATACGGTTGGTGTGATACCACCTCTTGTAACTTGTTGTTCAATGTTTTGTTCCATAATATATAACTATTGTGTTTATTATATATATTATGTTTTTAAAAAAATAAAAAGGGGATAACATTGCTGCATCCCCTTCTTTTTTATAATTTGTTTATATTAGAATTCTAATATGGCGTAATCGTAACTAATTGTTAATTCGATTGAAACAGGGTCAGTTGTGTTTGACCAATCTAATTCACCGAAGTTAGCTTGAGAAATAAATGCTCCAACTAACGACCACTCTTCTACTACATCACCTACTGGTCCTAATAATTGGAATGTAAGTTGTTTTTTGTAAAAAGCAGAATAACCATCTCTACCTGTCAACGATTCGTGTGATTGTCTAATCCACTCCATTACTTGTTGTGCTCCTGATGGAACGATTGGGTCATAAAGTGTGATTGTTATATCATCCCAAGTTGATTTACCTTTAATCTTTCTCTTTACATTAATATGGTCTAATTCAACTACTTCCGATGTGAAAGTTGGTCTACTTGCTGTTTTGATGATGTAAGATTCGATACCATCAACCGTCATAATAAATCTATTCTGAAGCTTTGGTTCAAACTCTTTGTAAAACATCTTGTCAAATCCTAATATTGTTGGCATCTTTGTTTATATTTTATTGTTCTTTTATAAATATCTATTTTTTAAATTATCCGTTAAAACTTGCGCCAGTTGGTAAAATGTTGAAATCAATTTGAATGAATTCAGCCGTTTTAGTTGGTTGTAAGTAGATAGCTCCTTTAAGGATGTTTCTATCGATTACATCTGGTGTGTTGTTTGAATCGTCCATAATTACTTTGAAAGCGTATAAACCTTGTCTACTTTGGATTCCACTTAAATAAGGGTTTACAATGTTTAAGAATTTAGTTCTGGTTTCTGCAGAATTTTGTTCGAATACTAAATATCTTGATGTAGATGCGATGTATTTTCTAACTGTTAATAATAATCTTCTTACGTTGATTCTATCCAATGCAGATGGTTTATCTTGTAATGTTTTTTGTCCAAATACTACGATACCTTGTCCTGGGAATTGTACAATTGGATTTACTTTACCTTCATATAAATCATCTTTTTCAGATTGAGATAATCTATCTAATACACCAACTGCTCCTACTAATCCACCTCTATTCAAACCTGCTGGTGCGAACCATTCTCCTGCAACGTTGTCGTTTGCTGCGAATACTCCAGGTAATAATACTGATGGTGGAACTGTTATTAATTTATTTGTGTTTAAATCGATTGTTTTAATCCAAGGATAGTAGACTGCTGCGTAGTTTGAATCAACTCCCTGTGCTTGTGTTATAGTTGCTGATAATGATGTTGTTGAGTTACCTGCATCTCCGATAAAGAATGCATCTGCTCTTTGTTCAACCATATCTAATATTGAAGTCCAAACTGAACTATGGTCAGCTCTATTAACATGAGGTGCAATTACCATATTGATATCATACTCATCAGCGTTTGATAATGCTGCAATATGTTTTTGATATGCTGCCTTACCTGCCGTTGTTGCTGGGTCTAAATCCGCTGCATTGTTGTTTGGTGCAAATCCGTCAAAACCTTCTTGGAATGCTACAACAAATTGTCTTTTTGAAACATCAGTTGATACATTTGAAGTTAATGTTAATCCACAAATAGTATCTAATGAGAATATTGCGTTGGAACCATTACCTGCATTTGCTGGAATTGGTTTCATATATACTTTATTATCATCATTATTATCCAAATCAATACCACTTAATTTTGTAGAATCTACTACTGAACCTGTTGAGAATGTTACTCTTGGAACCAAACTTGCGTAAGTTGTTGCAGTTAATGCTTCCGATTGTCCTGCTGCTCTTATTGGTAATTTATATGCTGCGTGGGCAAATGGTACAGCTTGAACTGGTGCTTGTGTATTTAAGTTTGTAATTCTAATATATTTTGAATTATTAACCCAATCTCCAATTTCTGTAATTTTACCAGTTGTTTCGTTGATTGTTCTTTTTCTATCACCAATTACTCTACTAATATAGTTTGGAGAATTAGGGTCTAAATTTACGTTTGCAAATGTTTCAATTATAGTTTTTTTCTTATCAGTATCAGAGAAACTTCTTACTACGACTGTAAATGCACCGAAATCTGTTCCGTTAATTGAACCCGCCGCTTTTACATTTGAAATACCAACTTTTACTTTGGTATTTGCTACATTACCTGCGGTAATTGTTTCAAATTGGAACAAATCGTATCTTGTATTACTAATTAATTGAGATTGAATCATTGGTGTCAATGCCTCACATGCTTCACTATTAAATCTTTGTTCTCCTAAAACAATTGCACTTGCACTTATATTCACACCAAAAGATGATGTAAATGAACCTGTTCCTATTCCGTCTGCACCAGATAATGTGAAAGAACCCGTATTAGCTACAAATGCATTATTTTTAAAATACATATATGCGTACCCTTTTTTAGTACCATATGCAGATGCACCAAATGTAGCTTCTATATCATTTGAATCACTTAAATCCAATGATGTAGTGTATACTCCAAATAAACTTCCAGATAATCCAATATCTCCACTTCCTAATGCACTTGCAGTAACATCAGAAAATCCTACTTGTACACTTGAGGTTGTATTAAATAAAACACCCAAAGATGATGACATTGAACCACTAGATGCGATTAACATTATAGAGCCGGTTTCTATATATCCAGCTTTACCCGCTACTCTACAAATTGTTGCAGTTCCTGCTTCTCTTAAATATGATTGTACTGCTAAAGGTGTGTAATATGTGTCATCTACTGTACCAAACAATGTTTCAAATTCTGCCTGTGAATTTACGATTGTTGGGGTTAAAGGGCCTTCTTTAAAAGGGCCGATGAATGCTGCACCAATTTCACCTACTCCTTGTTGTAAAAATGAAAGGTCGTTTTCTCTTGTGAAAACACCCGGTGATACTAATTTTTCTGCCATTGTATATGCTTTAATTTAAATTTATTAATTCTTAATATAAATATAAAATTTTCAATCAAAACAACAATTCTTATTTGTATGTTGGAGAGAAAAAATCGTATACTTGTCCTACTGTTGCCGCTGATTGTAATGTGTTATAGAATAATACAGGTCCAATTTGTCCGTTCCAGAATGTTGTTCTTGCACTATTACTACCAATTGTTAAAAAGTTTGTAGATGAAGGTGCCGTAAATGCATTTGCGGTAAATGTTCCTACCGATGTTTTATCTACATAAACTGTTACAGTTCCTGATGGTTGGAATGTTGCTGAAATCATATACCAAACGTTTGATGATAATGAAGTCGTTAATTGTCCACTATTTCCCAATGAACTACCATAGAATTTTACTCTATTTAAAGTAGAACTATCGGATGATTCAATTGCCAAACCATAAAAACCTGCGTAGTCAAAAATGTGTCTTGTAGTTGTACCTAATGTTGTAGTTGGTCTTACCCACATATGAATTGTACCAGTATTAGTATTGAATTGAGAAATGCCACCATTGATATTTGTTGTAGTATCTTTATACCAGAATTGATTTGTACCATTTCCTGCCCAATATTTTTCTTTTTTACCTACTCCATTATTATACGATGGGTTGTCACCTGTAATACTTGCTGCGTTTGTAACACCTGCAGGTCTTACACCTGTATTATATCCTGATAGGTCTAACCAGTCTGCCGTTGCGGTACCATCCGTTGATGATGCTTTTCCTGGGTCAACATACATTCTTAATCCAGAAGATGGAATATAAGGTTGAGTTGCTGTTCCTTTGTTGTGAGATATAATACCATTTGCTAAATAAACGTCAAAATTTTCAACATTTAATGTTACAATTTCAACATCTTCATTTACTATTTCTATATTATAAACTTCTATTTCTTGAACACCATTGATATCATCGTATTTAACAATTTTATCAGCAGGTAATATATCTTCTGCTAATTTAAATCTATACTTTTCAATTTCAGCATCCCATACCCAAATAGGATGTGTTCCTGTTGCTTTTATTAAACCATCATTAATTGAAAAATATCCACTTGCAAAGTTAAATACTATATCTGAAACAACTGCTTCTTGATAAGAACCAGCATTAGTTTCCAACATATGAAATCTCCATTCTACATTTTCACTATCAGGTGATTGAGATTCATCTGGTAAATTATTAGGAACCCATGCTTTAATAGTATCTCCAACATTTAAATCTTCAATATTAATTTCCGTATCATTTGTTAATTGTACTTTTGTACCAAATAATAAACAGAAATCAGGTTGGTTAATTGTATTATAAACGTCTACTGCGTATAAAGTTTTAGTAGATGTAACATTATATCCAGTTGCATTTAAATTATATCCGTCAGCATATGTCATTGATAAAACCGATTGAGCTTCAGAGTAGTTTGCAGCTGCAATTGATGCTGGTGTGATTGGAAACGATGGTGATGCTCCTAATGTTGCAGTACCTACTGAAAAATTTGCATTATTAAATGATACTGTATAGTTTTCTGCTACACTTCCAACTCTTGTTCCATGTAAAGCTCCGGCCGAACCAAATGAAAATGTTGCCGCTTCTTCGGTACTTTCTACTATATAAGTGAATGTTGGTTGATTTACAGTTATACTATCTACTGCAAATGATGTAAATGCAGCTTGTGTTCCTGCTGCGGCGTTCATTGCATTCATTGAAACTGCTTGACTGGTTCTTGCCGAACCCTGTGTTGCTCTATATAAATTTCCTAATGATAAATTTGTTCTTGGCATAGTATAAAGTGTTATTCTCCGTTATAAATATCTAAAAGTTTATCTTTCCATTCATCTTTATTGGAAAAGTTTTTAATCATCCAATTCTTAAGTTTTTCAAACTCTGTTTTACGGGTTTCGTAATCATCTTCACATATTTTTTCGTAGGTCTCTCTAAACGATAACGCATCAATCGCTTTGTATTTATAATCAAGTGGTACGTGCCATTTTTCATGTAGTATTGGAAGTTTACCCCAATCCACTGCTTCAAAAATTCCATATCCGAATGGTTCATATTCAAAGCAAGAATGAGATATTCCCCAATCAAGTGAGTAGAACTTTTCTTTATATTTGTAATCAAACTTGTAAACTTTTGCTTTTTCAAATTTGTATCCATATTTCTTTTTATAATATTTGTTGAATGTTTCTGAATTAGTAGAAATGTATCCACCCAACCCATCCATATATTCAACATTTTTTCTACCTTCAACTCTTGCTGCGTATCCTAATTCTATTGATGTTGAAAGTTCTTTATTTTCTGTAAATGTATAATTATTTGGAATATGATATAAGTTTTCCGTTTCATATGGAAAATGATATAATCCTACCCAAACTTTATTTTTAATTTTATTTATTAATTCATTTTCGTATTCCCAATTTCCGTACCAATGTAGATATTCATCTTTATCTTGTTGTGCCATTAAAGACACTTTGGTTAAATTGTGAAAAATTATTGAATCAATCTTTTCCAAATTTTGATGAATGGCTCTGGTTGGAGTATAATGACCATGTAATATATGTATACGTCTTGCACCTTCTAATATTTCAATAATTTTATCTTCGGATGTTTCCCAAATATGGTCTATATCGATTGGAAATTCTTCGTAATTTGTAGGTTTATGTCTATGGAAAAGTAGAAGTGGCTTGACTTTTAAATCAGGTGCCACTTCTTTTATCCAATTAGTTACCCATATATCAGCACCGCTATTGAACCAGGGTCCTCCTGCGGTAGTGTAGTAAACATCGTACATTTATTATAAACCTTTTGAATATTATTTAGATTTGCAATTATCGCATTTACATTCGTAATTATCTAAATCCATTCTTAATTTTTCTATTTGTGATTGTTGTTCTTTGATTGCCTCTACCATTAGACCCATCATTTTTGAATAGTCTAATGCTAAGAAACCATCGTCTCTTGTTTTAACTACTTCCGGTAAAACTTCTTGTACTTCTTGTGCTATCAAACCTGTTTTAGGAGTTGATTTTGTTACTTCATTCACATCATCATTCCATTCCCAAGTTACACCATTCAATTTAGTTACTTTTTCTAAAGCGTTTGGAATAGTTTGAATGTTATTCTTATGTCTTTTATCCGAAGTATAGAATGCTGTGATATCACCTGTTGCAGTTATTGCTCCGGTTACTGTTAATGCTCCCGTTGCGGTTGCTCCACTTACTGTTAAAGAAGTTAATGTTCCAACCGATGTTAATGAAGATGCCGTTACACCCGATGCTAATGTTGCTCCTGATAGAGTTCCTGCTGCTGCCGTTACCGTTATTGCTGCCGAACCATCAAAGTTTACACCATTAATTGCTCTTGCAGTTGCTAATGTAGTTGCAGTTGATGCATTACCTGTTAATGCTCCTACAAATGCAGTCGAAGTTACCGATGTTAAACCTGCTAATGTGGTAGAACTTGAACCTAATGAAATTGCGGTTGTACCAATAGTAGTTGAATTATTTGTTAATCCGATTGTTGGAGTTGCTCCTTCACCACTATTATTAGAAAGTGTGATGTTAGTTCCAGCTACTAATGATGCTACATAGTCGCCAGTTGTTTGAGTTGCCAATGCAATATTTCCACTTGCAGAACCTAAACTTACTTGAGATGAACCACTAACTACACCAGTTGGTAAAATAGCAGTTACACTTCCTGCAGTTACTGTTCCAATTGTTGTAATAGAATCATCACCACTATATGTTCCACCTGCTACTGCAGCAAGTGTTGAGTTATATGCTTGTACATCTGAACCAATTGCTACTCCTAAGTTAGTTCTTGCAGTACCTGTATTTGTTAAATCTGATAAATTTGATGCCTTTGCTAATTTACCATCTACTAAAGTATTTAAAGTAGAATCACCAGATGCAAGGGATGCTGATATCTCTAATAAGGTATCAAATGCAGCATTTGCACCACCAATTAAATCGGTAAGTTCTGTTTGAACATATGCTGTTGTTGCAATTTGAGTTGAGTTTGTATTTGCTGCAGCTGTTGGTGCTTCTGGAGTACCTGTAAATGTAGGAGAAGTAAACATTGTTGCTTTACTTTCATTTGTTACGTTTCCTAATGATAAGAAAGTTTTAACATTTGAAGCCGAACCACTTACTACTGCTAATGAATTATTATATGCTAAAACATTATCATCAAAGTTAGTAATTGAATCTGCATTTATTTGAGATGAACCACTTACTATACCTGCTGGGATAGAACTAATACTTGCATATGTTATTTGTGCTGAACTTGAAACTATTCCCGCTGATAAAGTTAATCCGTTTATAGCTCCAGTAGTAGTAATAGAACCAGTTATTTCTAAATTATTTCCAAATACTATACTATTCCCACCTGAACTTAAAAATTTAGCCGTACCATCTTGCATGCTAACATTTCCTTTTACCGAAACTATACCAGTAGTTGGGTCTAATAATACATCACCTCCACCTGAAGATTTTAATTCAATATCTCCATCTACGGTTTGTAATGTAATATTATCAGTACCTAATTCATTAAATTTAATTGATTGACCAGTATCGGTTGTAAATATTAATTCTGTTGCGTTTGATGAAAGTACTTGAGTTCCATCAATATATAATGATGCAGATGATAAATATAAGTCTCTCCATTGTTTACTAGGAGAACCTAAATCAAATACACTATCCGATGAAGGAATAAGTGAAGAACTTAAAGATGCTACAACAGTTACATTATCGGCAGTATTATCACCGATTGTAATGTTACCACCCAATCTTAAATTACCATCAATTTTTGCGTTTCCTGTAATGTCTAATGATGAACCTGAAATACCAGCGAATGAACCCTGACTTCCTGTTCCTGATGCTCCCAATGTAATATCACCGGTTGCTCCACCAATTTGTAATGTTCCCAAGTCTGTATTTACATACGGCTCTCCAAATGCTAACGAACCAGATTTTTGTGCGGTCGTACCACGTCTAAATTTAAGTCCCATTTTAGTTTACTCTTTTTTTTAGTTTAAAGTATAAGAAATTACTTATACCCCTATAAATATCTATTTGTTTTCTAAATCCTTTATTTTTGCTGATAATTCTTTTATTGCTTCAATTAATACTGGTATTAATTTAATATAATCAACTGCTAAATAACCATTATCTCTTTCGGTTACAACTTCAGGTAATACTGATTGAATCTCCTGTGCAATTATACCCAAATCGTTTCCTTTATGAGAATGTATTTCTTCAAATCCGTCTTTCCAATTGTAGGTGTTACCAGTAATTGCTTCAACTTTTGATAATGCGTTTTCTATTGGAACAATATTTTCTTTTAAACGAATATCGGATGAATAGAATGCGGTGATATCTCCCGTCGCTCTAATTTCACCACTAACTCCACTTGCTGCTCCACCAATCCCTAATGAACCAAATTGTACATCGGATGTTGTTGCTACTGCTTGCGCAATTGAAATTGTTGCAGTTGAACCTTCTCCAGGAGTATGTGAAATCGTAACACCGGTACCTTGTGTTAAATCACTCATATAGTTACCAGTTGTATCAACTCCTAATGCTACTGAATTTGCTTGTATTGTTGCAACTCCATTTGTTGTAATTGCAATATCACCACTAATTGTAGTAAATATTGAACCGGAAACTTGAGCAGAACCGGAAACTATTCCAGAAGGTAATATTGATGTAATTTGAGAACTACCACTAATTACTCCCGTAGGTAATAATGGAGTTATTTGAGATGAACCACTTACAATTCCTCTACCATTTGTTTCGTAAGATGAAGTTGCAGCATTTAGATTTGAAATATGACTATTAACACTTGCAGTAAATATATTCATTGAAGATGTGTAACTTCCAATGGTTATATTTTTTTCTTCTTGTGATGATGTAAATGATTGTAAAGAACTAGTTGCCAACATCAATGATGCGGTTATTGTTTGTAGTGCACCGAATTGACCTGCAATTGTTGCTTCACTACCAAATGATGCCGTATATTCTAATTCGTCTAATCTACTATCTACCGATGCACTAAATCCAACTCCTGATGCAGTAAATTGATTATAAAATGCATTCATTGATGCACTAAATGTATTTAAAGATGATGTACTTTCTTCTAATCTACTTAACCTTGTATTTTGAGTTGTATTGGTTGTGTCATTTGAACCTGTATATGTGTTCAATGAATTTAATATTCCAACTACTTGTGAAGAACCTGAAACAATACCTGCTGGGATTGAAGATATACTTGTATAAATAATTTGAGATGAACCCGAAACCACTCCGTCAGTATCTAATTTTACTTTAACATTTGAATCAAAGTTAGTAATTGAATCTGCATCTACTTGGGATGAACCACTAAATATTCCAGTTCCACCCAATACTTGTGAAGAACCTGAAACTACACCGGTTGGTAATAATGAAGTTACTTGTGTAGAACCACTTACTATACCTGCCGGGATAGAGGAGATACTTGTATAAGTAATTTGAGATGAACCCGAAACTACACCGGTAGGTAATAATGGTGTAATTTGAGATGAACCACTTACTACTGAATCACCATCTGCTCTTAATAATTTACTTTCAGCTCCTAATGCTCCTGCCTTCCAATAGTCGTTTGTAGAATCCCACAATAAAGAACCCGAAATAGTTGAACCACCCGTTGCATCTTTTACAATAATACCAGATGTAGTTTGAGAACCACCATAATTTAATTCAATAATGTTATCTCCAATATTAATAGTTGTTGAATCAATTTGAGTAGTTGTTCCAGCTACCGTTAAATTACCATTAATTGTTACATTTGTTCCACTTAATGCTATTGCCGATTTCAAAGAAGCTGAGTATGAATTTAATTCAGTCAGTATATCAATTACTTGTGAAGAACCCGAAACTACACTAATACCATTAAAAAATGAACCACTATGAATTGTTGTTCCACCCAATACTTGTGAAGAACCACTCACTACACCAGTAGGTAATAATGTTGGTATTTGTGAAGAACCACTAACTACTCCATTTGGTAATAATAGAGTCACCTGTGATGAACCTGATATTACTCCATCGGTATTTAATTTATCTTTAACATTCGAATCAAAGTTAGTAATTGAATCCGCATCTACTTGGGATGACCCACTAAATATTCCGGATGGGATAGAACTAATGTTTGCATATGTAATTTGAGATGAACCACTTACGATTCCAGTTCCTCCTAATATTTGAGATGAACCCGATATTACACCATTTGTTGCTGCTATTGCACCTGATATAGATGTTGCGTATACATTTTTATATTTATATGTGTTACTACCTAAATCAAATATGTTCGAACCAGATGGGATGAGTGAACCACTAAAAGGTGAGTTTACATTTACACTATCATTTGCCAAATTATCTCCTAAATAAATATTTCCACCAATCCTAACATCTCCTGATGCTGATATTGAACCTGATAAATTGATGTCTCCTACAACGGGTACATTTAAAGGTAATAAAGTAATTGGATTACCAGAACCACTACCAAATTGTAATGAACCTTTTCCTTTATGTAAATATAATTCACCATCGGTTATTGATGATGATATATCCGATGTACCTCTCCTTATTTGAAATATAGCTGCCATTTATTATCTTTTCTGTTTGTTATAAATATCTTAAATATTAAAATCTAAATCACCTCCGTTTGTTATGTATTTTGCTAAGTGCATGTAGTTAGAAGTTATACTACCCGTTGTTACCCACATTGCTGATGAACTTACTGATAATCTTGTTGTATTTGATATTTTTACATCAAAAGAACCAGTTTGTGCCAATGCATATGTGTTTTCGGTACTGTCTACTATATAATTTACAGTACCTGCTGCTTCAGGGTCTAAATTGAAATCGTATGTGTTTGGTCCAGGTGCTATTCCAACTTGAGAACCATTTACATATAGTGAACCCGTTACATTAACTGAACCCGTAAAGTCATGTGTATCGTCTGATGTATTACCAAATCTAGAACTACCACTTTCAAAAAGGACAGATGAGGAAATTACTGAAATGTTGAATTGTCTTGCATTAACTGCTCCTAATATAGTTAAGTCAGATGTTACTAATGCTGAACCACTCATTATTGTTTCACCATGATTAACAGTAAGTGTATCATTTACCTTCAAAGAACCAAAAGAACCCGTCAAAGTTGCTCTTAACGAACCGGTAATATTTTGAGAACCGGTGAATTGATTTGAACCCGTTGTTGCGTATGAAGCAGTGTAAGAGTTCAATGAGGAGAGTATTCCAATTACTTGAGATGAACCACTCACTACACCATTAGATGCTGAAATTGAACCTACAATTGATTCTGCTGATAATGTCCCCGTAAGAGTTACGGAGCCTGTGTTTAAAACATTTGTTGTTACTACTTCTTGGATTGTGTCTGTCGAACCTGAACGTCTAAAAAATATCTTACCATCGTAAGTATTTAATGCTAATTCTCCTAAATTAAGTGAACCTGTACCAGGTACCTTACCCGATAACGCAGAGCG